CGCGGCTGTCGGCTTCTCCCCACGTTCCTCGCCTTCTGTGTCTTCGCCTTCGCCCTCGTCCGGCAGGCCGATGTCGCGCGGCCTCAGCGCCAGCCCCTGCGCTACCTCACTACGCGCCGCCTCTTTCTCGCGCTCGATGCGCTTGCGCTCGACCGCCGCGTCCAGCCCCAACGTTGCCGTGATGATGTCGCCCGCGCCCTCGTCACTGACCCATCCGCTCATCGTCGCAATCGCCAGCGCCTCGGCCAGCGTCTTCGGGTCGTCCTCTTGCAAGTCAGGAAACTTGACATGCACGGCGTCCAGCGTGTCGATCATCTCCGGCGCATCGTCCGCGCCCAGGATAGCGTCCCCATCGGCGTCCTGTACCGGCACTTCGTCGGGCAGCCGTCCGGCATTAATCGCCATTTGAATGACCCACTTGTAGATCGGCATCCACACCTGCTCGGCCATCGTCTGCTGCGCGTCAGTGAACTTCCACAGCGCGGGCAACTGCTGAGCCGTCGCACTGGCGAGATTGGCGTTCTGTCCGTCGCTGAGCATATACTCCGGTAAGCCCATGCCGACGGCGGTCATGAGCTTCATTTGCCGCCCGTCCTCAGACACGTCCGCCGCGCCCACGCTATTCGTGAGCGGTTGCCACACCTCGCGGTCGCTGTGCACGATGATGCTGCCCGGCGTCGGCGGCTTGGTGTAGCGTGATACGGCGCTGGCGACGTTGTTGGGCGTGGCCCCGCTGATCGTCACGTCCCAGAGCAGCGCCCCGCGCCACATGTTCTGACGTGCCCGGTTTTCCATCCACTCTTTGTATGCCCGCAGCCAGGGCAGCACCACGAACAGATCGGGCCGCCCGCGCAACTCGTAGCTGTGCCGGTTGACCGCAACGTGCAGCACCTCCGCCGCGTCGATCCACTCGTCTACAATTTGCCCGCCCACGCTGGTCGTGCTCTGCGTGCCCGTCGTGTACTGCAAGTGGTAGCGCAGCACGCGCCGGAAGAAGCCGGGATCAGTTTCAATCTCCACAATGTGCCAGGGCGGGAGCGGCACAATTACACCGCCGCCGTTCTCGCCTGCCACCTTGCGGATGAATATCTCGCCGTCTACCTGGAGGTCTTGGAGTAGTGTCTTGTCCATTTCCTCAATAGCATTTTCAGGATTGGCCCGGAACTCATCAATGACCGCCTGCACGTCCTGATTGCGACAGGTCACGACGTGCCCGCGCCCTACGGCGAACTGGCGCGTAATCTGGACGGCTTGCTTGGCGAGCGGATTGCGCTGGTAGGCCGCGTGGCAGTTGGTCAGCACCGCCTTGCGCGTCTCGAATGACCACTCTTCCAACGGGTCTTCGGTTGGCATGGTGATCGGGCCGTCATACGCCTGGCTGCGGTACGGCGAGTCGAACTGGAAGCGCATCGTCTGGCGCTGCGTGGATTCCAGGAACGTGCCCACCGCCTTCGCCCCATGCGCCTTGACCCAGAACGGCAGTAGCGCGGGCTGGCTGTAATCCACGCCGTCATGAATGACGTACTCCGGCGCGGGGATCGCCGCCCCTGTTGCCGTCAGCGGCGTGCGCCATTTGCGCCACTGTGCCCGTATCCGGGCGCGCCAGACTGCCAGCCGCGTTCTCATCGTCACGCCTTCATGCTCAGCGAAAACACCTGCGAGCCCGTCGCCGGTACGCCGCTCCCGCTGCCATTGGTTAGCACCAAGCGCGCGCTGCCCGCCACGCCAAACCACGCCGGAGGCATGTCATGCATCACCCCGCCCGTTGGGAAAAGAATGCACCAGTTGGCATAGCCGCTCTCGTACGACAGGCCGGAGCGCCACACACCCCAGATGTCCTGGGCATGAATGCTGATATGCGTGCCCGCCGCCGCCGGGATAGTGCCTGACGGCGTGATCGTTCCCAGGGCGAACAGGCCGAATGGGTATTCAAACGTCGTGCTGGTGGGCGATCCGCTGGGAATGGACGCTGTAAACTCCACCGCCATGCGGGTATTGCCGCCATAATTGCTTTTACTCTGCGTCATTGTTACCCCTTCCGCGCCGTCTCATCGCGGCGTCCTCTGCCTTCACGATCTCCGGCCTGGGGTCATAGCCCCGGTCGTAATCACATCCGTCGTCGATCATGCGCTCCGGCCCACGCACCATGTAGGCGGGCGCTTGCGGGTCGAGCGTCTTCTCGATGCGCTCAATCAGCGCCCGTCGCGCCCTAGAAATCACCGGCCCCAATCGTGTATTCGTCTGCATACGTTAGGCTCGCACTCCCCGCAATCGTCCCCAGCATCCCATACGCCCCGCTCGCCGCGTCTACCTGGTCGTCATGTTCACCCGCCGGGAAGCTGCATAGCTCGTCTATGAACTCCCAGGCCCAGTGCCCCTCAACGATATCCACAAGCCCCTGTCCCACCCGCGCGGCGAATGGGAGCGCGTTCGTCAGTTTGTCTTTGTCCTTCGGAAAGCCCCAGATGCTGAAGTTGTGCAGACGGCTATCCTGCGCCAACTCCTGCCCGGCCCGGCTCATGTAGCCCTTCTCTTCGAAGCCCAGCGCCACGTCCGGCCCGTCACGTAGCGCCGTCTCTGCCATGAAGCTCGGCACTGATGGCCAGTCCAGTTGTGCTCGCGCCACATCCAGCACGACCAGCCGCCCAGCCTCCGTCTGCCCCAGCAGCACGCCGACCGTGTAGTCCGCGCTGGTGCGGTCACTCATCGCTAAGTCCCAGTAGCGAACGGCCCGCGTCACTTCCGGCGCTCGCGGAATCAGATGGAACGCCGCCCGCTTAAACAGCCCGCCCTCCGCCGGCACGGGCCGCTGCTGATACAGCGCCGACCAACTGTATTCGCCCAGCGTCGTGCGGATATTCGCCAGTTCGCGCAGCGGGTAGCGGGCAGGCCACAGCGCCGCGCCCTCGATGCGCTCCAGGTCGTCGTCAGGCTCGGCCAGCGCGGGCATTCGCAACCGCGTCCAGACGCCGGGCTGCCGGTTCAGCAACCGCCCCACAAGGTCATCCTGGTGCCAGCGCGTCATGACCACGATCACCGCCGCGCCCGGCTCGCGTCTCGTGTACAGGTCGTCAGTGAACCAGTCCCACACCTTCTCACGGTACGTCTCCGACTCCGCTTCGGCGCGCGACTTCACCGGGTCATCCACGATGATGATATTGCCGCCTTTGCCCGTCACGCCGCCCCCTACCCCAATGGCATCCAGGCCACCTTCGTGTGGCGCGGCCAAGTCCCAGGCATTCGCGGCGCGACTGGCCTGGTCGAGCATCACGCCGGGGAACACAGCCTGGTAGCGGGGCATCATGAGCACATTGCGGGCATAGCGGCTGTTCTTCTCCGCCAGTGACGCCCCGTATGACGCCAGAATGACGCGGTGCTCTGGATACTTGCCCAAGTGCCAAGTCGGGAACAGGCGGCTTATCGAACTCGTTTTCCCATGTCTAGGGGGCATTTCCACAATCAAATGTCCGATGCCCTTCTCCCCGCCAGTGGCCGCATGTTGACTGCATTGCATGAGCCGGTCATCAAGCATGTCCAAATGCCGAGCGCGCTGATAGCGTTTCCAGACATGGCGCTTGTAGTCTGTTAAAGAGCTACGGGCGAGTTCAATCCTCGCCCTTTCTATCAGCATCCCAGGCGGCAAGTGCCCGAAGTTGCTCTGTAGTGAGTCCACTAAGGTCAAGCTTTACCTCTGCCGCTACCGCCCCGCCACTCGCGCCCGTGACTTCCTGGCGCTCGACGTAGCCGCGCTCCTTCGCCTGCGTCTTGAGGTAGAAGATGATCGCCGTCGTATCGCCCCCCTCGATGCGCTTGTATAGCATTCCCTCGGCGAAGTCACGCATCCCTTCGCGCTCGTTTGCCAGCGCGTCGCGGGCCGTCGCGTATTTGTCGAGCAGGTTGTAGACATGGCGCGCAGAGCAACCGAGGCGCTTGCCCACAACTGTCACGAATCCCCTGCTGCCATGAATGGCGGCCACTACCTGCTCTGCCGTGATGCCGTTCCCGCTCGCGCTTGCCATTTTTTACACCCTGAAATCCACGAACTCAGGATTGCTCCGTTACACGCTTCAACACCATACCGTACTCGTTCGGTCCCTGCGGAATCTCAACGCCCTCGCGTTTAATCAAGCGATTGCCCTTGAATGGGCGATAGTCTACGTGATGCTGCCAGCGCCCCCACTTGCGCGTTATCTTGACCACGTCCGGGTGCTGCTTCTGGAGCGCGAGCGCCATTTGATAGCGGCCGTCGCCTTGATAGAGTTGCTCAGTATTGCCGCCCTTCATGGTCATGGTGGCAATCTTATCTGCGAGGAAGGCCCAAAATAGGACGGTACACCAGCCATCTTTCAGGGCGCGGAGCGATAAATCGGTATCTTCGTTGTAGCGACCGCGCCAGCGATAAGGAATGTCGTTCTTAATCAAGATACAGGAATAGATGCGCGTATTTAGCTGAACCGGAGGTTCCTTATTACTATCGGGCGCGAACATCTTGTAATGCATCCCGGCAAGCGCTACGTTTTTATAGCGGTCAACGAAATCCTCAATAGCGAGGAAGGTTGTCCCATCTCCGGTGCGAATGCGCCGATTCTTGTGGCGCCGATAGAAATAGCGAATATTGTCGTCTAGAATCCAGTGGCGCTCTGCGCCCTCGCTGATCGAGTGTTCCCATACCCAATTGCGCGCCGGAATAGACCCCTGCCCTAGATTGCTAAACGGCAGCACGAGTATCTTGGCAGGATTGATAACCGCTGCATATTCGTCGTGTTCTTGTGGCTCCACCACGATACGATAGGGAATGCGCCGGATTTCGAGCGCCTTGCTTGTCAGCCGAGATTCCCAGCGCCCCTTAGAAATCACATAGATGGGGTATCTAGGGTTCATCGCTGACCCAGGCTATATCTTTGGTTTTTTCTGGCAGCTTGACCGGATGCCATATCGAGCGTGTCCGCTCAGTCAGATTCTGCCCAATCAAGCGCGCAAAGTCTTTCAGGTCGTCTAGCGTCTTGAAATTAACCTTGATGGCATAGGCGGGGCGCTCATCCTCGCTCTCGTACTCCGGCATCCCCTCCCACATCTCAGCGAAATCAACTTCGTTTTCAGGCGCTAGTTGAAACTTCTCAAGTTCCCAATCGAAGAACAGCGCGCTCAGGTCCAGCCCCGCGTCCAAGTCCGCGAGCAACTGCTCAGCGTCCCGCTCCAGCCCACCCTCCGACGCGCGGTTGTCGTAGTACGCATACTTGCGCGCCTGCTCCGCGTCTGCCGTCTCCCAGTCTGTGCGCTTGACCACAACCAGCGCGCGCCCGTCCGTCTCGACCTCAATCACGGCCTCAATGCCCGCGTCGGCGGCGGCCTGTAGCGTCTTGTTGCCCGCCGGGATAGTACCGTCTGCCGCCGCGACGATGGAGCGCGCCAGCCCGACCTCTTCAATGCTGCGGTCGAGCATATAGACGCCACGCTCAGTGCCCTTGTTGGCATTATGCGGGTCTGGTTTATAGTCGCTCAGCTTACGTCGTGTTACTCGTGTACCGTTGTCAGCCATAGCTCCCTCTGGGGGGCGGCCCCATGCGCGCTGGCCGCCCCCACGCCTGAGGAGAGGGCCGGGAATGCGCCCGGCTCGCAGCGCGGCGTATGCCACGCGCACGCTCTGGCGGAGCGGGAACTCGGCTCCCTTTTCGGTGGCGGTTGACGTTGCGAGAACATCCAAGTCCGAGTCCGCTCACCGCCCGCCCCGCTTCCGTACTCGCAGACGCTCACGGGTGCTGAGCACCACTGCGGAGCGTCCAGTCCGGGCTTACGCACCCAGGCGCTTACGCGCTTTCAGTGCCGCCGCTAGTGTTCAGGTGGCTCGCGGCTGCCGGGATGTCTTATTGGACTCTCACCTGCCCGCCGCTCGTCAGCCACCAGTGCGGGGTGCGGGATGTGCGCCCGCGCGCCAACGTGCGCTGAAC